ACAACAGCCCCGCATTAAGCAAGGGTTTCCATGCGCTGTCCAATCCATCAAACCAATCTTTCACCCACGGAAAATAGGCGAAAACTAATGCTAGTACAGCACCTAACAAAACAACTAATTCTTCAGGGGTCATAATCATTCTCCTTTCGATGATTCGTAAATACGTCTAACTTGAACTGACATTGGAGGGGGTTTATCCTCCACCACTAGATCACATTCTAACAATTTCTCAATCAATTCTCCTTTCTTTGTTTTCCTGTTAATATCAAGTTCCAAATCTCTAGCCATTTTATATAACTGAGTTCGATATAAATCCTCTAAATTTTCTCTCATGTATCTCATTACAGGTTCCAATGATCAATTTGTGCTTGATTGGCAGGTTGGAATATCTTTCTCCGCCTACCTCCGCAGCATATTTTGCTAATAGCTAATACTGCTGGAACATCTTCCTCATCTACCGAACACAAGCTTATACCTCGACGCACAGAAAACGCATAATTTTTGCCGTTTACCTGAACCGCTTGTTCCTGAGGCATATATCGAACTAGCGCGACTTTAGCCATTCCTTCAATCCTTATCGGAGGAATGGATTAATGCCTTCACATCTTGAATGGCAATCTTATATCGCTTTAAAATATTAGCTGGAAATTCTTGAACTTCTCTGTCTGGGGCATACCAATCTGTTTCAGTTTGTGCAAATATACTCTTTTCCCCCTCAACAACAAGCAATTTGCGTCCAAATGCCACAGTTTCTACTTCATCTCGTATTAACCTTGCCCCACTCGCTATGTACGCAGCAATCAAATACATATCTGTATCCTTTCGTTTCTCTAATTCGCTCATACTTTACTCCTTTTTCTACATTATACTCGTTTATACAAAACTGTCAAGGTAAAGTGTGGAGGAGGGGCTAGTGCGTTTCCGCAACCTGGATGAACCCAGATGTTACCCCTCCCTCCACTATACCAATAAGCTTATCCGATCTTCGTGCATGAAGTAACAGATACACGACCAGTCATCTGCGTAGTATAAGCACCGTGGGCGCAACATCCCTTGATAATAAGAGCAGTCTTAGCCCAGATCTGGAATGCAATTGCAGTACAGCCTGGGGCCAGATCCTTGAAAGCCAAAGGAATCTGAGTGATCTTGTAAACAAGAGGATCGCCGTTATGTACCATCCTCAACGCATAAAGTGTGGATTGGAAAGCCCCTCCACCCGCGGCGGCGCGAGTAAAGTTGTCATCCGCAACCACAGTCAAGTTACCAATACCAGTATTTACCGTACCAGCAAAGTTGAAACCTGGAACGATTCGATCTCCACTAGCCACATTAATGACCTGGGAGCCCTGGAAGCCCAACTGGAAGTATGCGGACATCATTTCTTGAATAGCTGTGGAATGACCAAATATATGCGTCGGTTTCGCACAAGCTTCACTCAAGAAGCGATCAAAGCTCACACCAGAGAATGTGCCTGAGGCAGTATTTGAATTGGAGTGGTCAGAAGTAGTACAAATATTAGTAAACCAGCCCTCAATACCATCAAACTCCAATGGTCGCGTAGTAGCATCTCCAGCAACCAGCAATCTATCCCATCCATTCATTACCAAAGTCGCAGCAAGACGCATTTCCTTCGCTTTCAGGTTAGCAATTTGCTCTGCCTGGAAAGTTGCGACATTTTCTGCCCCTGGTAAACCTTCACCAGACGGGAACCCACCCAATAAACGGTTAATTCCGTTCCAATCCGCACCAGCAACAGCCTGAGAATGCAGGATATCAGAAATCGTAAGCGATTTATAAGCACCAATATTCTTAAGCGTTAAAGTCGAATTAGATCCAGTATGTTCGAATCCCTCTGGACAATAACCATCAGCGAAAGCGATCAGATTTGATCCTGTGAGCATTGAAAGTGCTGACATCTCTCGCCAGGTATATGCCTGCAATCCAGTCCTTTCCTCTGGAATTGCGCGCCAAACAGTAATGTCCTCGCAAAACGGAAGAATTTCCGTAGTGTCAAGAGGAGTAGGATACTGCTCTGCAAAATCTGCAGGAGTAATTACACTAGGTAATACTGGATCGGTAGCACGTTGAACCATGGCTTCGTCAAAAGACTTGCCACTTTGTACATCTAAAATTTGTTCAGGCATTTCCTACCTCCAATAAAAATTTTCTTTTCGATGCCTGACGACAATAATTGTCTTAACCAGACCACTAAATTCTAATAACCAGTTGTCCTAACAGAACGCTGGGCGATCGCGTCTATGCTGTTCGGCTTCTCTTCTTTGGAACCTTTCGCCTTGAGAGACAACAAATTAAGCTCTGCTTGCGAATGACTCCTCCGTTGCTGAGAAGTGGCGGTCCGAACTTCTTTTGCGCTCGCCATGCCTTCCACTTGAGCAACAAGTAAACTAATTTTTTCAGTGAGCGGAGTAAATAACTCTTTCAATTCTGCCCTTGTTACAACGTCAGAGGCATCTTTTTGGGCCTCTTCTTCAGACACAGCAGAAATATTAGATTTCAATACATTTCCAATCTCCACAAAAGGTTCTTGTAGCAATTGCAATTTTTCATCTGGAGTTAACTCCATCTCCATAATTTCATCGTACTGAGAACGCAGTGTCTCAAACACCGTGTCAAGTACATGAGGTTCAGAGGCAGGAGTTATAAGTTCAGAAATTTGGTCTAACTTCTTAGCCAAAGCTTGAACCTCCGTTTCCTCTGCTTCAGGCTCAACAGTTTCTTCCGCCGGTGGATCTACTTCTTCTACTACCTCAGCAGTTTCTTCCTCTGGCGTTTCGACCTTTTCGCCTTCAACCTCTTCTTCCTTAACCTCTTCCTCGGCTTCTTCTTCTGCGCGCTCTACAACGGCCTCAGATTTGCCGACGAGGTTAGCTTCTTTTTCGAGCTCATCAAGCTCTTCAGCTTTCTCTTTACCGACGATGCTCTCAGCATCTTCTTTCTGAGTAGTCATGCTTTCCTCCACAAGGGGCAATATATCTGTTCTTGGATTGACTGGAAGCCTAGTCAATGCTAAATGTAGCAAATGCCCCTTTGCAAACATCTTATCTCCAACACCAAGGGCGCACATAGGACATCGATCTGTAATCGCTTTCCTTTCAAAAGAGAAATTTCCATGATAATGCGCCCAATCAATAAATCCTATAGATATTCTAATTTTTTCTTGTTCGCTTTTCTCTTCCGAATACAAATCGTTTAATACAGATTTAAAACAAGATCGACCCAGCTCAGAATCCTCAAACTCGCCCTGAGCTTTCAGCTTTTTTCCATCTATGTATAATTTATTTACTGGTCCTACTATTCCTTGTCCATCTAAATCAGAATAGTGAGCTAAGGAAAGATAAGGCATCCCCCCACACCAGCCATCCGTACACAATTCATCGGGTGGAGATTCATTCTCCATTGCCCTCAAAATGAAATCATTGTAAAGTCCAAGTGACATTCTTTCTTCGTATTCATCGCGGTCAGTGTCCGAGGCAACAGCAAACCAGCGCATTTTTTGTTCTGTCTTATCAAGAGAAGCCCTAGAAATATAAAAGGACATTTCTGCCATTGACATTTCAATGTCAGATTTCTTATGCCATTTCCCATCATTGCCTTTAAAATAACCGGCATTTTTAACTGCCCCCCAAGCTCTTTTAGACGCGCAAGCTCTATCTTTCTTGCACTCCCCAGATAAATACCTTTTATAAACCTCGTCAAATAACTTAGCGGCCTTCGGAGGAAGATTCCCTATCGGCATCCAAATTCACCTCAATAATCCCAAATACTTCGAACCAACCAATAACCAACAACCACATTACGAATGATGTAAAAGCGGCTGTTGCAATCTCTGACAAACCAGGATAATAGGTATCAAATATGTTTACTCTGAACCAAAGTAAAAGGATTAGATATATCCAAAATCCTAAACAGAGATTACATTCTGCTAATGTTGTGAGATGTAATTTTTTTGCAATTATATTTGTTAGTGGAAACTTTCTCAGAAAAAACATGAGGAGTTTCCCAGTTATCGCATAAGCGATAAACGCAGAAATCATCGAGATAAAACAAACAACATTGGAATCACAAATTCAGGATTCCCTGGATCTCCTATTTGCCTGCGTTCAAACACTTCAACCTTTTCAATTTTCCAAGCATCATTCAAAAAACTGCCAATATTATTTTCCACAACTGCCGGATTTTCGGCATTACGATCACTGCAAGGCCAATGCAAAGCAACATCACGATAATAAATCTTTGTTCGAGCCACATATTCTGCTTCTGCCTGGGCAGTTGCTTTTTCTTTTTCAATTGCTTCTTCTTCTACTGTTTCTACATCTTTCGGTTTTAATGCCATTTTAATCTCCTGTCCAAATTGTAAATTTTCCATCTCTTATTAATGATTTTAATTCCTCTTCGTTATAAGTAATCCCACAATGTTCGTGCGGATGTGCTGGAGGAGCTTCTATGGGCTCAAACTTACTTTCATACTTATAATCTAAAGGAACAAATCCCACATCGATATTTGCCTGACATTCAGGACAAGGCACATCACTCCCATGATGTTCCCACAACTTTTGTGTCAATCCTATTCCTCTGAATTGCTTCAACCAGGCACTCATTTCAACAGAATGAACTTCATATGACACAATACTTATGATTCTCTGCTCCGTCAAATCCCTTATTTGGGCTTTCACAGACGTAGATACCCGTTGCATGAAAATATTATCATCCAAAATTTCTTTTATGTCAACCCCTGCACGAATTTTTGCAACTATCTCAGATTCAGTTAATCCTTGCCTAATCCCACTTACCAGCATTCGGCGTAGATAATATTTCGTGCCCTCGTTAACATTGGATATCATTGAGGCTGCTTTTTCTGCCAGTTCTTTTAGGATTTGCTCATTCACCAAACGAAACACCGTGTTTGGATCAAGTACAGGAGAATCTAAAACTCCAGCTAAATACATATCGCTTGCAATTTCTTCTGCCGCGTTTCTCAAAGCCACAATGTAAGCAATGGATAAAATTGCAATAATTTCTTCCTCGTCAATATCCAGCAACCACCATTCATCCCTTTCCAAATCCTTATCAATCTTTTCATCATCTGATGCTTTTTGAACTTTTACATCATCTTCTCCTTCCCCATACAAAGATAGTTCATGGGAGAAATTCCAAAGACTTATTTCTTGGGAACCTGACAACTCTTTCAATGCCCCCTTTACCTGTCTAAATATTTTAGGGGCAATCAAACGAACCAATCGCTCAATTTTGTCAGTTGTTGCCTCGCCCACTAACCCTTCAAAAGACACTTTTAAAATGCCTCCCATTGCGTCCTCTGATGCACTTTTCACAATCTCTGGTTCTCCATGCCCTCCCTGAGAGGGAGACACTGGATCTGCTATTTCGCCAGGTCTAACAGGAGCACCTTCATTTGGCAGCACATCAAAATCCTCCATTGGGATTTCTTCAGGAATAGAAACTGTAACTAATCCATCTCTGATCATTTGCATACGTGCTTCTTTGGGGGTAAGCACTCGTTTATCAATTGCTTGACTAAAAGCGGTCACAGAAGACATTCGAGCGCGTCCTTTGGCTACATTCAATTCATCGTCATAATCAATCCATTCAAATGACAATGTATCTGGCAGTAAACGATTCCAATACGCTCTATATTTCTTTTTCAAAACTGCTAACAAAGATTTGCGAGTTTTCCGTTCCTGCCGAATACTTCCGGCTAAAGTCTCCCCGCCACTTGTGGACCCCTGCATACCCAAATCCCCAAGGCTCAAACCATACCCGGCTGCGACATAAGAGGCCATTTTCAAAGAAATCTCATTATACATCAGTTCGGTGGGAGGGCGAGTAAAAGGAATCCATTTCACATCTTTATCATGTTCATACAACACAGGAATTTTGAAAGGATCAATTCCACCCAATAAGGATCTAAAACTCTCTATCCATTGTTCTGCGGACTCTTTCTCCATATCCATTAAATCAAGAATGCCTGCCTCTGGAGTATCCAAGAGAAGATTAGCATAATAAATATCCCCTCTCCGCAGCATTTCTAACGAAAGGTAAATTTTCTCTGGGGGTGCTAAACCCCAACCCTCTCGTTTCATTTCTGGGCGAGGGGACAAATATATGCGATTTATTGCATGGGGCGGGAAAAAGATTGTGTCAAGATCATATCCCAATACCCGCTGCCCTACCGGAAGATCTGCACTTAAGGTGGGAAATAAAGTTACCCCATCTAAAGGAATTATGGTCAATACTTTTCCTTCTGGATCATCATTCTCTCGAATAATTTCACTTGCTCCCCCAAAAGGAATAGTTAATACATCTTGACCAATCCATTCAATATGTTCAGAAAAATCTATCCCAAATTCATGTTCAAATCCCCGTGTGTAATAATCAATTTCGTCTTTAAGCTCGTCTTGCTGAGTAGAATCTCTGGCCTGGATTTTCCAGTCAAGAATATTAACATAAGCAAGCAAAGTATCCCGACACAAAACTGCCACGGGCTGATTTGCAACCACCCTTCTCCATGCTCCTCCAATCATCCATTCTGGAGTTGAAAAAGCAGGGATAAGGCGTAAAAGATAGGAAGGTAAATCTAAACTTCGTTGCCCCTTTTCTCTAGTTAGGGCAGGAGCATTCAGCATATTTCTTCCTTTTAGATAACAGGTATTCCTATAACTTGCAGAGATCCAGATTCAATTTCCAGAGTAGGAGTATCCGCATCTGACACAAAACGAATATCAACTATCGAGTTAGTACCAGTTGTAGCTATCGTTCCTACAGCAGAACAAGAAGCAGCCGTTCCTGACACCATATTCTCCGCAAACATGATTCCCTCTTGTCGCGCAGCTCCCATATAAACCGCCCCTTTCACAGTATAGCCAGCCGCTCCAACAAGAGAGGTTTGGAAAGCAACCAAATAAGTTCCTGGCAAAAGAACAGATATCCGATCATTAGCAAAATCGGGAGTAACATTGGAACTGGATATCCCATTATCTGTAAAAACACCAGTGGGTTTTAACCAACTAGTCGATAAGGCTTGAGTGGCAGTTCCAGTAGAAACCCACATATGCCCATGTTCAACCAAAGTGCTTACAATTGCTCCCATGCCTCCTGCAAGTCCTAATGGAGTAACAGCTTTGGTATCATTGGTTCCTGCTTCCGCTTCTGCAACAGAAGCACGAATTGCATCAGGTACAGTAGGAGTTTCACCGGGCAAAGAATTATTAAGAATTTCGGCTAAATCGCTAAACGCCTGATTTTCACTCAATAACTCTCCTGGAACTGCTCCTTGTGTATCATCAGATACAACATTGCCAGATTGAAAGGCTCTACTAATTCTGTTTAATGCTTCTTTCACTGAATAACGCTGTCTCCATCCAGTCATATCTCACTTCTCCTTATACATACCTACAAACACTCAGCCAATAAAATTGTCCCCCAGTCACACCTTTCTATTCCATATTATATACCACATTCAATAAATTTGACAAGTCTTTTTGTATATTCAATAATTATTGATTATCCCAAACCCACTGCCAAAAACTTCATCTTCTTCCATTGACGAACAGGAGCAATACACATTCTTGCTCCAGATACACTATCTATTGTATCATCTTTCCTTCCAACAGGAAAACTTGATAATTGAGAGAAGAAATGATCTGTCCACAGTCCCCGAACCAGGAATATTTTTCCAGAGGCCGCTTCTGCAAACCAAATATTAGCTCGCATAATTTTATCCCCTTCTGGGAGATGGGGTCTTATAGAATAAGCAGAGAGTCTAACATCCTCAGCAATAGCAGCCACTTGGTTTTTTCCGCCTGCACCTGGTTCTTGCTCAATATAAATAGGGACTGTGGGACCATCAAAAGCAGCGATCTGAGAAATCTTTTTCGTTATCTCTTTCCATTCCCAATAACCAGCCACCTGATCCATGATATAAAAATTATATCCATCGTATCCCATTAGAGTTCCCACTGTTTCATCTGGGTCATCGGAACGTTTTCCTGCAATCTTTTTTTCGCTTGCTGCCAAATCCCAATATCTAATTACTGATTTTAAGGCAACATTCTCTGGAATACTCCCAAGCATTTTATCCTTGAACCAGGCAGGATCTCCAAGAAGACCTCCCTCATCAACAAACTCCCCCAATATTTCTTGTTTGCGTAACCAACCAGTAGGATAAGCCAGGAGCATTGTAGCATAAAAACCTGGATCTAAATTAGGCAAATTATCATCAATCGTGCCTCCCCACCACTCAATTAAAGGTCGCTTAATACCCCCTAATTCAGCAAACAACTTTATCACTTCATCTGGAATTTCTTCTTTTACAAATAAATTAAAAACCCAATTATCTTTACCTCTTGGAGTAGCTGTTGTCCATCGTTGTGGCTCATGCCCAATACGCACAGAGGCAACAGCAAGTTGCCATCCCCTACCATCCCGATCTCTTGTTCCCTCGTCATACCACACCCAATTAATATTTGGTCCCCGCGCACTATCAGGATCTCTCAGCCCCTTACAAAACATTTTTGCTTTATTTGTAAATACCATCGTAAATGGTTTATGGGGTTCCCAATGTTCTTCTTTTCGATATTGTTGTTCGGGAACAATCATATCCCAAGGAATCCACATTTTCAATTCAAGCCATGTAGAATATTTAAAGTTTTCAAAATCAGGATTTAAAACAGAGCCACTTAGTCCCTCTTTAATCTTATTTAATGCTTTTTGTGCGCCTGCAGCAGTTTTTCCAGAACCTCTTGCTCCCAAAAAGGCGGAATATTGAGCCCTACTATGAATAAAATTCCCCTGCTTTTCAGTAGGAATGTATAAGTTACCATCATTCCTAATAAAATATCCATTTTCCCCCACAGACCATGTGGTTTTTTTTACTTCTTTTTTCTCAGGACGGGAAAGCCCTCTCGCTTTCATTTCTGCAAGAACCATCCGATATTCTTGCTCGCTTGTGAGGTTCATTCATCTTCCTCAACAACAGGTTCTTCAAATTCAGCATCTATTACATCTTCATTCTCAGATTCAAATTCGCCAACTAATTTCAGCAATTGAGAATCCTTCATAGAAGTAATCCCTCTCAGCATTTCAGAAATACCCAAACTTTTTCTCTCTAAATCAGTGCCTTCTTTAATCGCGCGAATGGCACTTTGATCAGATTTAATTCCCCCACCTTCGTCTGCAGTCAAATACTCCATTCCCATATCAGCCATTTGAGCCCCAGTTTCGGCATGACGTTCAAACATTTCCACCCTTTTCTCGATTAATATGATATCTAGGCTTTCCTGAGTCTTGATATTTAAAGCTTTAGCTCTTGCGTTCCAGCCATCTTCCCCTCTTTGCCATTTTCTAATTGTACTTGGATTAGGTTTGCGCCCATGTCTATCCTCTGGAATAAAGCTAAGCAGTTTAAGACTTCGGGGTTGACCAGCCGCATACCAGGCAGCAAAACACTCCTCTTTATACCCTTTGGTATATTCAGCAGTTTCAAGAACACCTTCAAAATTACTATTAAAATCAGGTTTATTTGCAGTAACTACCATTAAATCCTCACTAGGGCTGGCTTAGTCCCATGTTCGCCAGCCTGAGAAACCCTGTTAACCCTCCATCTTTATCCCGCTTGTCGTCCGGCAATCCCTACCACGACCCCTTCACCTTCTCGCGGGAGATGCGGTTGGGCCAGGGCTGTTTATTTGGGAATGAATAAGCATAGAAGAATTTTCTGCATCCTTTAGCATCATTCTCAAAGAGTGGATAACCTCATTCACATCATCGCCAACAACAGTAGCTTCTACAGTCCAGTTGGTTATACCCTCATCATCATAGTAAATTTCGTGCAATCCAAAATAAGGGTGCTCGTGGTCATCGTGGTGGATTATTCTGTAATTCCAGGTCACTTTCTTTTCCTTTCATGGTATAATCATCTTAGTAGGTAACTGTTCGGCAAATTGACAGTCTGTCTTGAGAAGTAACTGTTCGGCAAACGATTCGGTGTGCATGTCAACTCTGTCTTGGTTTAGCAAACGATTTGGTTTGCGTTCTAAGCTT